CAGAACGCCAGTGTCTGGCTGGGGTAGGGCGCGGTGGCGAGGCAGTAGTCCATCACATCGCCGATGAAGCCCGGCACGCGGAGCGCATCGGTCGGCAGCAGGCCTGGGTCGTCGGGCGCGGGGGGCGAGTGCGAGTCCGCCACCGCCGTGTGGCCCCGCAGGGCAAATCGAGAGAGATCGACCCCGCCGAGATCCTCGGCCTTCTGTGCATCACGAAGCCAGCCCAGCGGCCGGTCATGCGGCTTGCTCGCCGCGTCCGTCACCTTGTGACGAAGTTCCTTCTCCGTCCACGGCGGTTCGCAGCGCGGGTTGAAGCGGTCGGCCAGTAGCCGGAGGGCGGCCTCGGCGTCGAGCCCGAACCCGTGCACCATCGCCGTGGCGGCTGCATAGGTCTGGCCGTGCCCGCCCGAGCCTGAGATCGCCGGTGGGATGCGATCGAGGTAGGCCGCTGCCCGGCGTTCGATGTGGTCCTGCGGAAGCGCAATGAAACGATCGCTTCCTAACGGCGATGGCTGGGAAGCGATCGTTTCATTGCGCCCGCGACGCTTGAGGACGGCCTCGGCCAGCGCCAGGACCGCCGCCGCGAGTTCGGCGTGGTCGATCGGGGTCGGCTCGCCCTCCAGCGGGTCGTACGGCTCGCCGCTGGGGTGCGTACCCGGGCCGACGACCGTTTGCGCCCCGGTGCTGCGGAGTTCGACGATCATCTTGCGCGTGACCGGGTCCTGGTACTTGCGGGTGACTGCTCCCTCGCAGATGTACCACCAGTGCGAGACGGGCTTTCCCGGACGCCCGGACTTCGCGCCAGTCGCCGGCAAGAACTCTGCGGCGAGCGCCACCGCTTCCGCGCAATCCAAATCGACGTCCACCAGCCACCCGCTCGGCGCGCCGACGAGGAGGCCGATGTTGCCGGTGCCGTTGAAGTGCAGGGGCAGATCGGCGTCCGCCAGGCGCAGCGTCTGCCACCCTTTGAGCACCGGGACCTTCGATCCCGCGGGCACCGGGATGGGCGCGTAGCCGCGCGACCGGTACCACCGGGCGGCCTCGAGCAGATTGGATGGGCCATTGCTCACGCTCTCTCCCCGAAGAAGCTCCGGACAGAGTGGTGATGCCGGTGACATCTGGCGCAGAGCCATGTGACGCGCAGAGGCTCGCGGTAGTTCTCGTGGTGCGCGTGAAGAGGGCGGCGCTGGCCGCATCCCGGGCACCCCTCGGGTCTAGCCAGCCGGCCCGCGCGGAGCGCCCGAGCGACCGCACGGTGCGCGGCGTCCCGATCGGGGTGCTGCTCGCGGTACTTTCGCACGCGGGCGGTGCTTGTTGCGCGGCGCTCGGGACGGGATGCGCGGTCGCGGTCGTACGCGAGGTACTGCTCGTCGCGGCGTGCGCGATTGATCCGCACATCGGTTTTCGTACACGCCTTGCACTTGTTGAGGTGACCGTCCGCCATCCGCGGGTGTCGATAGAACTCGCGGAATGGCTTGGTGTGATGGCATTTGAAGCAGTCCTTCATGTCGCCTCGCCTTACTCAAAATGGAATCGAATCGTCGGGAATGCCGTACGTCGTGCCCGCGGGCTCCGGCACGTCAGGCAGCCCCTCGTCGCTCTCAAGGCGCGGCGGCTTGTGGCCGAGCACGTGCTGCGTAACCCGCTCGAACTGGTCGCTGGCCTTCTTCTCAACGGTGATTGCCTGCGTGGAGGCAACAGCGCCGGCTCTGGCCAGCTCGACCGCTTCCTCCGTTCCGCCCGGGACCGGCTCGACGGAGCGAGCCCGCCACCAGGCCTCGGCCTTCGTCCTGGCGTAGCCGGTGTGGTCGAAGCAGACCCACTCGCGGAAGTGACGGTTGAAGCCGACGCGGTATTCGACACGCATGGTTAGTGGCGCGGAGGGATCGCCCCGCTTGTAGTGGACGTGATAGGTCGTCTCGCTGACCTGGTGTTCTTGGCGTGAGGTCTGACCACTGAGGATCCCCTCGGTGCTGGCCTGCGCCTCGTGCTTCTGTTTGTTGGGCTCGGGAAAGACGTGGCCGCACTGCGGGCATGCCTGGTAGCCCGCCGCGATGAGGGCATGGCACTCCGGGCACTCCTTGGCCGGTGCTTCGCCGTCGCCCCGGTCGTCGGTGGCGATCCGGACGGCGTCGACCGGCCCGTGCCGCAGCACGTTGCCGCCGAAATCCAGCACGAGGCAGTCCGCCTTGCCGGGGTACAGCCGGAAGCCCCTGCCCACCATCTGGTAGTACAGGCCCGGCGACATGGTCGGCCGCACCAGCGCCACGCAGTCGATGTGCGGGGCGTCGAAGCCGGTCGTGAGCACGTTCACGTTGCACAGGTACTTGAGCTCGCCCGAGCGGAAGCGGCCGAGGATCGAGGCACGGACGCCGTCGGGCGTGTCGCCGGTCACGAAGCCGCTCTCGATGCCGTGCTTGGCCTTGAGCACATCGACGATGTGCTGCCCGTGGCGGATGCCCGACGAGAAAATCAGCGTGGCGCTGCGGTCCTTGGTGTGCGCGGCGATCTCAGCGCACGCGCCCTCGACCAGCCCTTCCTTGTCCATGAGGTCCTCGACCTCACTGGCGACAAACTCGCCGGCGCGGACGTGCAGGTCGTCGGTGCTGATCTTCTGGAGCCCGGCCTTCGTCTTCAGGGGCGACAGGAAACCCTGCACGATCAACTCGCGGACACCGACCTCGTAGCAGACGTGGTTGAGAATATTCTCCGCCGCGCAGATCGATCCCGACTTCATCCGGTACGGCGTCGCGGTGAGCCCGATGATCCGCACGTTGGGGTTCACCACCTTGGCGTCGGCGATGAACTGGCGGTACATCCCGTCGTCCTCGGCGGGCACCATGTGTGCCTCGTCAACGATGATCAGGTCGACCGGTCCGAGGTCACACGCCTTCTTCCAAATGCTCTGGATGCCCGCGACCGTGACGGCGTATCCCAGGTCCTTGCGCTTCAGACCCGCCGAGTAGATGCCCAGGGGCACATCGGGCGCGATGGTGCGGAGCTTGTCGGCCGCCTGCTCGAGCAGTTCCTTGACGTGAGCCAAGATGACGACGCGGCCGTTCCAGTGCGTCACGGCGTCGCGGCAGATCGTCGCGATGACCGGCGTCTTGCCACCGCCAGTGGGAATTACCACGCACGGGTTGTCGTCGCGAGTCCGCAGGTGCTCGTACACCGCGGCGATGGATTCGGATTGGTAGGGTCGCAGGTTCATGGTTTGATGTGGTTGATCTCCACCAGCACTTTGCCCCCCGGCGTCACGGGGCCACGCTCAATAAGGAGCCGATCGATCTGCGAGTCGTCGCGGTACGCCCCGCCCTTTGCCAGGGCATCGAGCAAGGCCTTCTGCACGTTGTCCAGATCGCGCCGGCGGTTGTCGGGTGGGCAGACGGTGACACGCACCTCCAGCCGCCCGTCTACCCGCACAACTCGCATCACCGCGAGGGCGGCGCACATGCTTGCGCGGTAGCTCCGCCCCGCACGGCTCAGTACGGTCCTTGAGCCCATCCGTCGCCAGATGTGATTCACGCTGGGCGGGTACGGGAGCTCGAGAACGCGACCAGATGGACTTTGGGGGGTTAGCGCTTCCAAGGCGGCGTGCTCCCCGAACCAACACCAGCAGGAGCGCGGGCGCTCACCGGCGTGTTGCCGCCCTTCTTGGCGTAGCCCTTGATGGCGTTGGTGAACTCGCCGTTGTCGTCGCGCTTCTTCAGCCCGACAGAGATCTCCAGCGGCACGTTGTGGAGCTCGACCGAGTCCTTGGGCTGCATGACACCGATGGCGCGGCAGATCGCCGAGAGCTCCCCGCGAGCGATCTTGACAGTCATCTCGCTCTTGTTCTCGAGGTTCAGGCGGGCCCAGACGAGCCGGCCCTTGAACTCACCGTCGATGACCTGGAAGGTCAGCTGCAGGTACTTGCCGCCGCCCGCCTTGGTGGGCTTGTACTCCGTGTCGGAGATGACGGCGGTGTACTTGCCCGCGGGGAGCGGGTCGAGCGCCACGGATGGATCGACCTGGTTTGCATCAAAGTTGTTCAGCGTGGCCATGAGTCAGGTTCCTTGTTCAGGGGTGCGTGCGGAGTGGTGATGTGGAACGGATCAGTTGGCGGTGGCGTCGGTCGCTGGCGCTGGCGCGGCAGACGTGGGGGCCTCGGCGAAGGGGTTCTCGCCGCGGGCGAACGCGCCGTAGATGCGGTAATCGAGGGGCAACTCGTCGGGCAGGCCCAGACGGTTCTTGGCGACGTGCGCCGGCCGCTCGACGGTGCGGATGATCCGCTCGCCGGTGCCGATGCCGTTGTGCTTGGCCTGGTTGAAGCCCTCGGCCACCTTGACGGTGTGGACTTTGTATGTGGCGAAGAGCACCTCGTCGGCCCACTCCTGCACGAGCGCCGATGCGAGCTTGTGCAGCCGCGGCGAGTAGCGGTCGTACGGCACCGTCTCGGGGTTCTCGAACTTCTCGATCTTGGCGTGGGCGATCAGCACAACGGTCATGCCGCGATCGCTGCGGAGGGCGTCGAGCGCCCCGAGCACGGTCCGCCACTTGTCAACCGCGAACGTGTACCCCTTGGCATACCCGATCTTTTCTATGTTCTCAACGCTCTCGTCGGCGCAGACCTCGCCCCAGATGAGCCGCTCGAGCCAATCGAGGCTGTCGATCACGACGGTCTTGTACTTGTGGTCGCCGGAGTACAACGACTCAAGCGCTGCCATGACGTCGCCGAAGCTTTTCGCGAGTGGGAAGGATTCGCATTCGATGTCCGCCAGGCCGTCCTCGGTAGGGACGAAGATCGGGGCATCGGCCATCGCGCCGAACGTGCTCTTGCCGATGCCGTGCGTGCCGTAAAGCATGACGCGGCGGGGCTGGGCCTTGCGGCCCCGGGTGATCTGGGTCATCAGGCTGGATGGGCTCATGGAATCTCCGGTTGAACATTGAGTGGACAGGTCTTCGGGCCAGATGTCGCGGGTGAAATCGCCTTGCCCGAGCCGCACGAGCGGCAGCGAGGAGTTGTGGTTACGTTTCACGCGACCGTCCCGCAGCCGCGCTTGGCCGCCGACGGGCGGTGAGGCAGCGGCCCGTCGGCGCGAACAAGACTGAAATTGTCGTCGCCTAACTCCCTCGTGCACAAACCGATGAAGATGCGGGCCACCGATCGGCCGATGTCGGTGCTCGCATCGATCACCACGACGCGCTCGTCGGCGTTGATCGCGTACCCGGCGTCGAGCCGGACGGCGGCTTCACCGTGCAGGCATCCCACAGAGAGAATGGCGAGCAGCAACGTGTCCTCGACCGCGCCCATGTCGGTCGAGGCGTTAAACAGAATGCGGTACACGGATCGGCCGGCGCGATCGTCCTTGGTCGTCATGGATTGTCTCCTCAGCACATCTACGCGAATCGGGAACCGAGTGGCGGGAGCGGTCACAGGTACTCCTCCAGCCCGGCGTCGCGGAACACATCACGGATGCGGGCACACTGGTCCCGCAGCGTGCGGCGCGGAATGCCCATCTGCTCTGCCACCGGCGTCAACGGCTCGCGGCGCAGGTGGTCCACGATCTGGCGCTGTAGGGGCGACAGCAGGTGCATCACGGCGGCGAGGTCGATCTGGAGGTTGATCAGGTGCTGAGGCCTGCCGCCCAATGACGCCGGGTCCACGATGGAATCGGCGACGGCATCGATCGAACCGGGGTTGCCCCGACGCTTCTGCGCGTAACGCTCACGGAGGAGGGAAACCAGCTGCGAACTGACGACGGTGTTGATGAACGCTTCGCGTGGCCCGCGGGCGGGGTCGTAGGTCTCCCACACCGCCAGGAGGCGAACCATGAGCTCGCTGGCGAAGCCGTCCTGCTCGTCGCGGCGGATGACGCCGCGGAGGAAGAGCTTCTTGACTTCGGCGGAAATGACGACGTTGGCGAACTGGAGGTCCTTGGGGTCGATCTGCATTTGAGGGTCCTTCTGGGCGCAGCCACAGCGCCGTGGCGATTGGCCGCGTTGAGTGCTGTCAGGAGATGAGCGGTCGGGCTACTGGTTCATGACCACGCCGAGGGTCACGGAAGGTGGGAGTTCTCGGCGCGGATTGACGGGGGCGGCTTCGCCCAGTGGCGACGAGGCAGCTCGCTCGCCATGCGCGTCACGCGCGATCGGTGTATTCCGGGCATCGTGCGGGGGCGAACGCCAGCGGGCTTCGGGCAGCGGGATGAAGTGCATTGCGAGACTCCGTTGTCCTTGCGGACAGACCAGTGATCAACTGGCGGGAGTTTCGCGGCGCAGAGGCGTCCGATCAGTCCTGACTAGTCATGACTTGGCGAGGAAATCTGCGGCCTGTTTTCCGGTGGGCGTGAGGAAATAACCGCCGCGCCGACCATTGTGCCGTCCATTGTCGATGAACCCGGCCTTGCGAAGCGTGGAGAGTGCCATCTTGAACGTGGTGTTGCACGAGTAGCCGGTCCACTTCGAGAGCGCTTCCTGGGCGGGCTGGTTCCGAGCATCAGGTCCAACGACGCCGTGCTCCCCAAGCGCTTCGAGCACGCACCGCTCCATGTGCTTGAGGCGACTCACCCGCTCTTGGATGTCATGGTCGGGTGCGCCAGGAGTGGACACCGTGACGCGCTCGCACTTCGTGATGCTGACCACATAGGCGTCCCACGCGGGCAACCGAGTCCACGCTCCGTTTCGTTCGTCGATGACATCGTCCAATGGCACCAACACGATTTTGTCACGGGCGATCACTGCATCGCCCCGCGCGGACCACATCGCGCGGGTTGGCGTGAGCAGCAGCGTCGGCTTTGTCGCAGTTGATCCCGCGTCGATGATCAACTCCGCAAGGTGTTCGTGCGTAGACGCGATTGCCAGCGATGCCGCGATCGAATGCGCTGGCTTCGGACGCCACTCGCCGATCCGCAGCAGCCCGGGCAGTGGGGTAACGATCTCGGTACTCGGGTGCAGACCCAGCGCCTGGCACAGGCGGGTGCGCAGCTTCCGCCCGTCAGTGTGATGAAGGACACGCTCGGCCCGTGTCAGTTCGACCGGCGCGGTCAGTTCCTCGTCACACAATGCAACGGCACGCCCGTCGTCGTGATCGACGATGCGCAGCGACGGCCGCCCGGGCCGGGACCATCGAAGCGCGAGCCGATCGCTCGGAGCGAGGAGCGGTTCGATCGCCGCGAATCCGTTGCCGGTCTCGCGTCGCCAGTCCGCAAGCGGAGCGCCGACGTGGGCGAACCGTTCAAGACATCGCAAAGAGCGACTCGGGGGCGGCACGCATGGACTCCGATCTCGGCAAGAGAATGCCTCGCCGCTCCAGGAACAGGTCGATCACATCTCCGATGTCGTCGTGCTCGTAAATGGCGGTGATCGGGGGGATGATGACCACGGGGCGTCCCCGCTTCTCGCCGTCGATCTTGAACACGAACCTGGCCCGGGTAAGGATCGCAGAGGGATCGATCCGGCCGCCGACCAGCGACAGGAGCGCGAACACATCGGGCGGCCCCACGCGAATCCCGCCGTGGTCGAGTGCGGGGTGCTCCAGCTCCAACGTGTCCAGACGGACCTCTTCAATGGCGTCAAACTCTCCCCGCGTGAGGATTGCCTGGCCCTCGCTGCGGATTGGTTCCAGCGTGTACCTCGGCGGGGGGTCGATGCCGTCGAACATGAAATCGTTGGCGAAGATGTGCCGCCCGATGAATCGGCAGTAGGAACGCACGTCCGCCTGCGCCCGCGCGTTCACGAGCAGATCGCCGTGGCGTGTGTCGTAGCGGACCACGTCGTACAGCTCGGGCCGCAGGATCAGTCGGCGCGTTTCCTCGTCGTCATCGATGACCGCCTGGCTTCGGAGCGTGTCCCCGCGGCGAATCATCAGGCGGAAGCCGCGCTGCTCCAGGAACGGGTGAACTCGGGTGCCGCCGCCCCGGTTGCGCTTGATGAAGTCCTTCTTGAGCGCGGCCTCCATCGCGGTACATCGACGCTTGATGTCACGGGGTGGCTTCGGAATGGTGTCCGTCATCGCGAGGTAGCGGGAAACCCTGCGCGGCCGAAGGGATGCCACCTCGACGCGGAGTTCCTCGAGCACTTTCGGTGCCTTCAGGTACAGTCGAACGGCGAGGTCAACGCCCGGGTCATTGGGGTCCACATCGAGCTTCGCCTTCTTGGCGCATTCGAACAACCGGTCGTGCAGCGCGTCTGACGACATGTCGTCGATGAGGGCGATCAGCTCGGGCAGACCCTCCGGCAGATTGGTGCCTGCCATGATCGCGAGCGACAGGCGATCGAGCATGTCCGAGTCGAGGTCTCGCTCGCTGCGGAGCACGATGCCGGTGCTTGCGAGCCACTCGGTGTAGGGCTTGAGGAGTCGGAACAACCACTTTGGCCCGATCTTCGTGAGCACGGATGGCTTGGCGAACTTGGGGTTGAAAGCATCTGCCATCCGTCAACTCCTTGGGCCTACGCCCGATTCGAGCGGCTACCGGTGGTGCAGAGCGGCCTCTCAAGGACCGAAAACCCGCACCTGAAGAGAATCTCCAGCCCACCCGAACCGGACCCGGTCGAGTTTCGTAGATTTCACTAGTTGCGATTATTGCAGTTAGACGATATACTGTCAACTGGAGAGGACCCCCGCCATGACCACCGCCGCACTGCCACCCAGAAACGCCAGGACCGGCCCGGTCGCCCCGACCGAGCACGACTCACGGCTTGCCCGGGAGTCGAGCCGTCGGCTGTCGCCGTACACGAAGCAGGACCTGAAAGTCCGCATTTACGACGGAGACGGCCCCGACATCGAACTGCCCGCTGCCGCCGTCGAGCTCCTGGTTCACCTGCTGTCCCAGATGGCCGAGGGCAACGCCGTCACCCTCATGCCCATCCATGCCGAGCTGACCACCCAGCAGGCCTCGGACCTGCTCGGCGTTTCGCGCCCGTTCCTCGTCAAGGCACTGGACGAGCGGCAGATCCCATACCGAAAGGTTGGCACGCACCGCCGGGTACTCTTCGTCGATCTGATGCGCTACAAGGAGGCGATGAACGCCAAGCGCCATGAGATTCTCGACGAGCTCACGAAGCAGGCGCAAGATCTCGGCATGGGTTATTGATGCTCGCACCAGAAGCAAGGACGCACGGGCGCGATGGCGACCTTCACCGCACTCTACGACGCATGTGTACTCTTCCCGGCTCCGCTTCGGGACTTCCTCATGCGCCTCGCGCTGACGGACCTGTTCCGCGCCAGGTGGACCGACCGCATTCACGAAGAATGGATCGAGGCCGTGCTGAAGGCTCGGCCAGATCTTGACCGGACCAAGCTCGAGCGGACCCGAGACCTCATGAACTCCCATGTGCGGGATTGCCTCGTCACCGGATACGAACCCCTGATCGACGGCCTCCAACTTCCGGATGCGGACGACCGTCACATCGTGGCGGCGGCCATCCGAACCCGCGCCGATGTGATCGTCACGTTCAATCTGAAGGACTTCCCGAGTGCTTCCTTGGCGGGCTTTGGCATCGAAGCCCAGCACCCCGACGAGTTTGTCTCGCACCTGATCGATCTCGCGCCGGGGGCAGTGTGCGCGGCAGCCAAGCGACAGCGGGAAGGCCTTCGCAGTCCGCCCAAGTCGGTCGAGGAATACCTCGACGCCCTGTCCCGGCAGCACTTGCCCGAAACCGTCATGCGACTCAGCGAGTTTCGCCACCTGCTCTGAGCCGCGTCAACTGCGACCAGACCTCGCGCTGCCGCTTCCAGTCCGGTTCCCCAGCGATCGCCCGGATGTCCCTCTCCGAAATCGCCTCCCGGTCGCCCGCCACGGGGGGCATGAACAGAATCGCCTCCTGGATGTCGGGCGCGAGATTGAGCAGGTTCACGATCTGGCTTACACGGGCACGGGTCACCTGCCCCAGTTCGGCGATGTCGGCAAAGTCAGCGACCTCGCCGAGGCGGACGAGGTTGTCGAACCGGATGGCGAGCGCCATGAGCCGGGAGATGCGCGGCACCCGCCCTTCGGGAACGGCGGCTGGCGGCGGCCGCTCTCCGGCGTTCAGAACCCGCTGGCCGGTGCGCCCCGTCGTGAAGTGGACGTTGAAGTCGAGAGTTACGCCGTCGCTCATGCCGTTACCTCCTCGGCCGCTCGCTGCCCTATCGACCGCAGGCCCAGCGGGTGGAACGTGATCGAGACCGATCCCTTCGTCGCGTCGTAGTCCACGCGCTGGACGAGCATCCGCATCAGCTTGGCCTGCTCCTTAGGAGACAGCCGCGACCAGACGCCGTCGAACTCCCCGAGGGCGGCATCCACTTCGGCCTTGGTGATTTGGCCTGCGTCCGCGTCCTCAATCTGGCGTCGAAGCGCCACGGCGCGGTCGTCTGCCACCTGGACCTTCTGGTGGAGGTCGGCCAGACGGGCGGCGGCGTGGCCGTCGGTGGCGGCGTCGACCGCCGTGCGGCGAAGGTCGGCGTGAAGGCGGGCGAGGTCTCGCTCGACAACGACCAACTCGCGTTCGGCGTCGGCCCTCTGCTGCGTCATTTGCTGGCGGCACTTTGACAGCGTGAGCGAAAGCATCGCCGGGTCCTTGCCGATCCGTTTGATCTGCTCGACCACGAAGCCCTCGATCTGCTCGGCGGGGAGCGACCGGCACGGGCACGCGTCCCAGCCTTGCTTCTGAGCCTTGTAGCAGACGTAGTAGCGGTAGACGCGCGACTCGCCCTTGTTCGCCGTCGTGTGCCCCATCGTCAGCCCGCAGGGTCCGCAGTGGACGAGCCCCTTCAAGAGCGCGCCGTACTTGTTCCGCACGAGCATCCCGCCCGCACGCCCGTTGGACCGCAGCAACTCGTGGGTCTGCGTCCAGATGTCCTCGTTGACGATGGCGGCGTGCTCGCCCGGGAACGTATCGGCCTTGTAGCGCACCTTGCCGCGATACAGGACGTTGGCGAGGATCTTGAGCACCCCGGGCTTGTCCCACTCCCGCCCGCCATACGCAGCGCCCTTCTTCGTCTGGACCGCCTTGGTCCGAAGCCCGCGCCGGTTCAACTCGCGGCCGACATCCAGCAGCGAGCGGCGTTCCAGGTACATCTTGAAGATCTCGCGGACCCGCTCCGCCTCGGCGGCGTTCACCACCAACTTCTTCGTCACCGGGTCCACGTCGTACCCGAGCACGGAGCGTCCGCCCGACCATTTCCCTTTCCGCCGCGCTGCCGCGATCTTGTCCCGCGTGCGCTCGGAGATGATCTCCCGCTCGAACTGCGCGAACGACAGCAGGATGTTGAGCGTGAGCCGCCCCATCGACTGCGTGGTGTTGAACTGCTGCGTGACGGAGACAAACGAAATCTTCTTCCGCTCGAACAGTTCCATGAGCCGGGCAAAGCCGATGAGCGAGCGGCTGAGACGGTCCACCTTGTAGACGACCACGCAGTCCACCTTGCCCGCCTCGATGTCGGCCATCATGCGGGCGACGGCTGGGCGGTCCATGTTGCCGCCGGTGAAACCGCCGTCGTCGTAGCGATCGGGCAGGCAGACCCACCCCTCATGCTTCATGCTGGCGATGTACGCCTCACCGCTTTCGCGCTGGGCGTCGAGCGAGTTGAACTCCTGCTCGAGGCCGTCCTGCGTGCTCTTGCGGGTGTAGATGGCGCACCGCACCCGCGTTGGCGTCGTCGGCTTTGGCTCGGGTCGTTTGCTCATTCGTCGGCCTCCGATCCCTTCTTGCCGCGTGCGGAGGGCAATCCGAAGAAGCTCACTCCGTTCCAATGTGCGCCGGTCACCTTCTGGGCGATGGCGGTGAGCGACCGGAATACCTCGCCCTCGTACTCGAACCCGCGTGGCAGCACCCGCACGACGATCACCCGCCCTTTGTATTCGCGTCGGAGCACGGAGCCCGGCTTGGGGAACGCGGCGGGGCGTCCGGCGTCGAACGCCGCCGTTATCGTGGTGCCCGGCCCGGTGGCGGGGGCTTTCGGGGCGCTGAGACGAATCTCGGCGTCGTTGGCGAGTTCGACCGCCCGACGGCGTGCCCGCTCCGATAGGCCGCCCTCGCGGAGTGCCTGCATCCGCCAGACGATCCGCTTGACGAGGTAGCGCTTGTGGCTCGTCCGCGTGGGTTCGCCGAAGACCTCGGCGTAGCGCTGCTTCAGTTCGGGGACGGTCAATCGGCCAAGGGCCAGGACCGTCGCGTTGGGATCATCGGGCATGTGGACTCTCCGGTTCGCAAGGCGTCAACCAAGCGGACGATCAAGGCGAACCGGCTCGAACGGTTCAAGTCCATCGGCCTCTCTTTCTGGATGCTGCCCAATCTCGCCCATGCGGCGAGCGTCGTCGCGCTGGCGGCGCACGCCCTCGGCCAGCAGCTCCGCGATGATGTGCAGTCGCTTGGTCGGCGCGAGATCATCGCGCTCGACCGCCTCGTCGAGGTCGATCGTCATGCGTACTTCCGTTGCTGCCTCCGTCGGAGCCGGAGCCAGCGATGGTGGGTTGTGCCCGCCTGCCGATGCAGGCTGTTAACCACCATCTACGCGAATGAAGTGAATTGTGGCGGAGTGCGAGGGGCTGGCAGAATGCGAGAGGCGGTCAGAGGGCTCTTCGGAACCTATCGCTTGATCTGCGCTTGCCCTCGAACAGCCTCAGCCGGTGCTGGACGCGAAACTACCCCTTGCGTGCGCAGGAGTTCGAGATAGGCCTCTTGGGTGAGCGGACACTCGACTAGCTGGTCGAGTTGGCCGCGTGAGATCTTCAGCTGCTTACGCGACATCGTGGCCAGCAGACCGTCGTGAATCTCACGCTCCCCGTGGCTGATCTTTGTCCACACTGCGGATTTCTTGCCGTCCACATAGAAGTGGTACATCTCGTCCTTGGAGTTGCTCCGTCGGAAGCCCTTCAGCACGAGCGCGGCGCGGACCTTGTTAGCATCGTGCGGCATCAATGCCCCTCCGCGTTGAGCGGAGCCGATGTGACTTCAGTCAGCATTCGCCGCTTGAGCTCGAGTGCCTTCTCCTCGAGTTCAGAGTCGTTCGCTTGCGCGATTTCGTGCCACGCATAGTCGAGGGACTCGGCCATTCCGTTCAGCGCCGCCTCTCGGCTTGGGGCGAATCCGCTTACGTTCAGCAGGTCGCTCGAATAGACCCACAGCCCATCAACGTATTCGACATCAAAGGCCGCTCGAGGGGCGAAGGAGTACCGTGTACCCCCATACACGAGCGACGCCAGTTGGATCGGATCGGTGTCAACCATTTCGACGCTATAGACATCGGAGATCGACTGAAGTTGCTGCGCCGTCGTCAATGTCGCGGAACCGCGAACCTCCACCAGCGAACCGCCCACCAGGTTCGCAACCTGGTCCCGGAGCGATGTCGGGTAGTAGCAAGGAACCAGCACTCCACCGCCAGGGGTCGAGACGCGAAGCACGATCTTCCGATCGTCGCTGTCCACGTTGAGCTGCACGAGGTGTCCGACTACGACCCGCTCCGCTTCAATCGTCATACGTGGAGCTTGCTCGCGAACGACCATGTCCCGAATCGCTTTTCGAGTGGCGCTTGTCAAACGAACGGGAGCGTGGCCGGCACGACCGTTGGAAAGCACGACGGCGTAGTCGTCAAGGGTGAACGGACAGAGTTCCTCCGCCGCCCGAAGCAAATAAACACGCTCGTCGCGGCCATACTCGCGAGGGATGCGATCAAAGTTCCCCGCAGCAGCGGCGGCTACCGCATCGAAGGCGAGGTTCACCGTTTGCTTCTGTTGCTCAAAGAGCGTGTCGTTTTCAGGAAGGGCGGTCTCGACAACAAGGCTTCCCGGACGCGTCTGCTTGAAGGTGACCTCGGCGATCTTGCGGTACCGGTTGGCCCAGTGGCCAAGTCGTGAGCCGTCATTGCCATCTACCGAGGCTGCGGCGTGGTAGAGCAGGTTCTGAAGGGCAAGGAGTTTTTGTGCGAGCACCGCGACCGGAACTTCACCACCAGCCAGCGCGCCCTCGGTGAGCGTAAGCGACAGCACGCCACCAGCCGCGGGAGGCGCGGCCGCAGGTAGGCGGGGCTGTGGTTGGGTCTGGCTCGGGTCCAAGTTCGTTCTCCGCAGTTGGGATTCTATCGGGCCAGCGGGGCCGCGTGCATAAGGGCTGGGTGCATCGGAAAGGTACGATCCCGGGCCTCCGCTGCGGGGACGCCGAGATCGTCTGATTCCGCTCTGGTTCGAGACCGTTTCTGATGACCTGCGCCCCGACCGGAACCCCGCGTCAAATCGGCAGTGGCGCTAACCGAGAGGTCGAGAGAGTTCGAGAGGCTTCGGCGAGAGGCGGACAGGAACCGTCGGGGTTGCCGTCGGGGGTGCGATTGGGCCAGCCGAACCGAGAGTTTGCCACCGTCGGCGGGCGCGC